CGGTTACAAAGCCTGGTTCAGAATAAGTTAAAATGAAACAAGTGATTCGTAATTGTGTATTTGAAACGAATAGTTCTTCAGAACATGTTCTTTCTCATACATGCCAAGTAGGAAGAGTTCCAGGTTGGGAATTTTTCTTTGGAAAAGTCAGTCCTCTAGATAAGGAAATTCAATTTAATTATTCTGAGTTTGAAGGAATATGGACATTTTCTGATAAGTTTTTAGCTCTTTGCCAGTCTTATTATCCTTTTTATCAAGATTGTTTTTATAATAAACATGATCAAAATAAATTAGATAAATGGAGCACCAATGATTTCAGTGATTACTATGATATTAATGTAGGATTTTGTTTAATTTATAATAAATTGATTAATCATCCTGATTTTATTCAATTCCAAAAAGATATTAAGAAAATTTATCAACAGGAATACGGTGATAATGGATTTGAACTAGGCAAAATGTTCAGAGAACCAGAAAATCCTACTGAAATACTAGGGTGGATTCCTATCAATAATGGTTGTTATGGAGAAAATCCATTTATCTTTCCTGAGTTATTTGATAAACATTGTACAACTTATATCAATTTAAAAAATCTTATTAAACCATTCCTTCTTGATCGGTCCATGATTATTAGAACGGAATATTATTCTTGCTAAATTATGAAAATTGTAACTCGTTCTGAAGTGTTTGAAACTAATTCATCGTCTGTTCATTCTTATACTAGACCTATTAAGGATAGTTCTTTATCTTTCGATGATTGGGCTCATTCCAACGCTGATAAAAATAAGGTTGTCAATATTGATCTTGATTGGTGGATTGAAGAAACTGGTAATGTTAGTCCAGATAACAAACTTGCTTTAGTTTTAGCAGGAATTCCTGCTTTTTGGCAAAATACGGAAGAATATGACAGATATATTTCTTGCACGGAAGTTCAAGAAAATGAAATTTATAAAGAAATTATTAGGCGATTGGAAATTAGATCTGGATATACTCTTAATCTGGATTATTCAATGAAAGAATTTTATATTCAACGTCCAATGTATTGTAATGAATATGATGATGATGAAGTTATTTTTGATGATGATTTTTATGCAGATTTAGAAGATGTTTTGGATTTTATCGAAAATCCAAAATGGAAGATGGGTGTTCATGAATACAGAGATGGTTAAAATACATTTAGGCTCTGTCCTACCACAGTGTTGATTTCTGATAAACCTATGGTATAATATATACAACAGCGAATGCAAGAAGAGGCAATCAGAGTTGAAACGCACCAGATAAAAGAAGGGACATCCTTCTATGGTTGGGCTGTGCAAGAATGCTCTCTGAATACATCTCTTTACAATAGAACGTTATACATTCTCCGCCAAGCGTTTAGTGGCAAACACGAGAACATTCCTGAATACACAGACATAATCAGGAAAGAGAAATTTATCTCTGTGTTTGACCTAATCACCAGAATGAGGAAGTTAAACGACAAAGATTTTAGATCGTTGTTAAAGGATAACGAAGCAGCACAAACTGTGAAGAAGTGTGCCGAATCATTCTCTACTTGGTTCAGGTCTCTTAACTCATACAAGAAGAATCCACAGAAATTCACTGGGAAACCAAGGATGCCCAGGTATAAGAAAGAAGCAAATGGCGATAAGTTATTTTCCGTTGCCTTCTCTTATAATGACGCGAAAATCCAGAAAGACGGAACGATAAACATTCGCAAGGACTTTAAGCTTCCAATTAAAACGAAGCTCACCTCCTTGCAAGAGCTTCGTCTTGTGCCAAAGCAAGGATGTATAGAGATACAAATCTTCTACAAAACAAAGATTTCTCCGGTTGACTTAGACTACAACAAAGCAGTAGGGATAGATATTGGTATTGATAACTTAATGGCTGTAACTTCAAACGAGGGGTCTATATCCCACCTTGTTAATGGCAGACCATTAAAGAGCATCAACCAATATTATAATAAGACTTACGCTGAAATTGTATCTAAGTTGGCTGAGAGAGATATGAATACATCAAAGAAACTCAGGAGACTTACTAGAAAGCGCAATAACAAAACAAAAGATTATATGCACAAGGCTAGTCGTTCAGTGGTTGATTTGATGGTAGAAAACAAAATCGGAAACTGCTTTATCGGTCATAATGATGGATGGAAGCAGGAAGTAAACATTGGTAAACGAAACAATCAGAACTTTGTGAGCATTCCACATTCTCAACTCATTTGGATGTTGTCTTACAAAGCAAGTGAAGCCGGTATCAATGTGGAAACTCACAATGAGTCTCACACCTCCAAATGCTCATTCCTTGACGACGAGGATATTTGTCACTATGATGAATATATGGGTAAGAGAAAGAAACGTGGGTTGTTTGTAAGCTCTGTTGGATGCATGTTAAACGCCGACATCAATGGTGCCGCTAACATACTGCGTAGAGGTCTCGGCAAAACATTCTCACCTCACAAATCAATGTTTAATCCAATTAAAATCGATATAGAAAAGAAGCACCCGATGTCGGTCTCCGACCAAGGTGTAGAGGGTGGGGCTTCACCCATTGTCTTGATGGTAACATCAACACATTAAGTCTTACAGCATGAAAGATTCCTTAAAAATCAACACTGTGGTAGGACAGAGCCTTGAGTATCTTTGGATTCAATCTCAGGATGATAAAGAATATTTTATATACTGGTTAGGCGATCCAGTTATCAAAAGACACCTAGAAGAAGAAAATAAAAAATATGATTCTGAGACATAATATCATTGGCCCGTTGATTAAAGAATTGAATGATAAGAATATTTTTATTGTTTCTGATCTTCATTTGAATCATGACAAAGAATTTCTTTACGGGGCAAGAGGATTTAACTCTTGTGCTGAATATACTGATTATTGTCTGGACCAATTATATAATCTTGCCATCAATAATAAAGATTCTTATTTGATTTCTCTAGGAGATAATTTTTTTAATGATGCTTCTGCGGATATTATTAAAATATTTTCTACTTTTCCATTTAAAAAGATTTATACATTAAGCGGTAACCACTGTTCCGGATTGAATACTATTTTTGGCGGTACCAGTAATAATGAATATGAAAATCTTGCCCTTTTAGGTTCTAATATTCCATTGAGAATTTCCAAGAAATGTTATGTCTGGCTTTCTCATTTTCCAATTATGGATTGGGATCATGCCGCTTTGGGAGTTCTTTGCGGGCACTGTCATGGGGGTAGTCCTCATTTAAATGCAGATGATTCTTCATTTGGCAAAATTTTTGATTGTGGAGTTGACAATGCGTTGAAGTTAAAGAATCGAATTTATTTTACTTTGGAAGAGTGCCTTGATATTTTAAGGAAAAAAGAAAAATATAATGACTTACAACTCCATGCAAAACGAAAAGCTGAAGAACATTTTAAAGATGATCCTGACAACGAAGGCACCTTGTCTGATAATCATTCAGGGATTACCGGGTTCTGGCAAAACGACTTTGGCGAAGGAGGTTTCGAGTCAGTTTAATATTCCTTATTTTGAAGCGGACCAATATTTTGAAGATAAAGATGGAAATTATAATTTTAATCCAAAATATCTTCATAGCGCCCATATTTTTTGCCAAGCTAGGACATTTTCTAGGTTGAAAGCTGGTCATAGCTGTATTTGTTCTAATACTTTTCTTGCAGATAAAGAGTTTAAAGCTTATTTTCTAGCAGCCAAGCAATATAATGTAAAAGTATTTGTAATTAAGATGACAACTCAGTATGGGTCTATTCATGATATTCCAAAAGAAACCATGCAAAGGATGAAGAATAGATTTAATACTTGCACAATTAAACCTGATTTTGAATATGCTTGACCTTGAAGGTGACATTTATCTCATTGGAGATATTCATGGTAAAAAGTTTCAACTGATTGAAAAGATAAAAAATCTTAATATCGCTGATGCTCATTTGATTCTTCTTGGAGATATTGGAGTAGGTTTTAATGATAATAATTATGCTTTTGACTATGGCTGGCTTAATGATGAATTAAAAAAGCTTAATTGTAAAGCTTATTTGCTTCGAGGAAATCATGACAACCCTTCTCATTGGAAAGATGATTTAATTGATGAAGAATATGAGAATATTATTCATTTGAAAGATCATCAACTGCTTCTATTAAATGATGATCTTTTCATGTGCATAGGAGGAGGGACATCTATTGATAGATGTTTTAGAGATATAGAAAGATCTTACTGGGCTGATGAAAATATTAGTTTTCCCAAATATAATGAACTTGAAAAAGATATTATTAAAAATAAAGGACTTCATGGTATTCTTAGCCATTGCGGTCCCTTACCTCCTAAGTGTTCTAATAATCGCCTCGATTATTGGTATTTGCAGGATGCTGACTTGCGTAATGACCTTCAAGAAGAACAGCTAATAATTAATAAGATCTTTGATATTTACCAGCCAAAATTCTGGTTCTTTGGACATTATCATGTAGATGAAAGTTTTGATTTTAAAAATTGTAAATGTATTTGTCTTAATGAACTTTCAATGACATATTATGAGCAATATTGTCCCAGACGAGAAGATTCTATGCTTTAATTGTGATAAAGCATATTATCAAAAAGTTATTGAAGATTTTGTTTTCACCAACAAAAAAGGCCAAGTTATTACTGTTCCAGATGTATTAACACATATTTGCCCTAAGTGTAAAGATAAATCATTTTCATATAAAGAAGTTTTGAAAATTGAGGCTTATTTAGAAAAAGTAAAGAACACCTCTAAAAATTAAGAGTTTTAATAATATAAAAGTATAACATTTAACAATTAGAAATTAAAATTATGATTATCGTACATTGGAATCGTTCATCAAATCGTTGGGAAGCTAAGGACACCAAGACTGGTAATGCAATCGGTTTGGCTATTCCTCGAGAAAATGAGCTTTCTCAGCCTCTTGCAATTTCTTCTTCTGAAAATGAGGCCTATGTAATTTATAAATGTCCTTCTCGTTCTGGAACATTTACTATTACTAAAACTCCCGGCGGCAGCCTCCAGGTTAAGAATGGCTGCGTTCCAGCTGGATTCTAATTATGTTCCTTCTTTATTGGAATGAATTCCGGGTTCATTGGGAGGCTGTTGATATAAGAGATAATAGTTATGTTTCTCTTGATATGCCTCATAAAGATTTGATTTCTCATTTGTCAGTTGAGTCATCTAAAGATAATACTAAAATAACTTATACTTGTTCATTTAAAATTGAAGTAATTTCTGTCTGTCATAAAAATGGAATAATTAGTTGGAAGTATGAAGTATCAGTGGTTTAAAGAATCCGAAGAAGAATTTTCTTTTAAAGAAGTAGAAATTGCTGGAGACCTTTGTGTTCTGATTACGCCTTTGATTTCTGCCAAATTTACTGATTTAAATAAGATTTATCGTTCTTCTATTTGGCGGGTTTCTGATGGATTCCCAGTTTCATTGGGATTTAGAAAGTTCATGAATTTTAATGAACAGCCAGCTTTTGAACCAGTTGCACCATACTATGATAAAGATTTTGTTCTAACCGAAAAGTTAGATGGTTCATGTCTGATTGTTTCAAAATATAAAGGAAAACTTATTGTTCGAACCAGAGGTACTATTTCTGCATATCAACAGAAAAATGCTTCCGAACTTAATCCTTTATTGGAACAGTACAAGATTGAATTATATTTTAAATCTTACGAAACTGCAGATTTTTCTTTGATTTTTGAATGGGTAACCCCAACGAATCAGATTGTTCTCAAGTATGATAATCCTGATTTATTCCTGATTGGAAAGGTTAATCATAAAGATTACTCTTATGCCACTCAGAAAGAATTAAACTCGATTGCTCATACATATAAATTTAAACGGCCAAGGCAATATGAATATCCGGATATTAAATCTTACATTGATTTAAATGAAAAGATTAAATCCTGGACTTCGGCTGAAGGAGTTGTTGTTTATTTTAATAATGGACAGCTTCTTAAAAAGATAAAATCAGATTGGTATTGTACTTTGCATCGGATGAAATCTACCTTAAGTTCTATACTCAAAGTAGCTGAAGCGATGTATGAACATGGTTATCTCAATCCGGAAACTTTTGAAGCTGAACAAGTTCAAAAGCAGTTTTATGAGTTTGTAGAAAAACAATTTGACTATGAGATCGCAGAATATATTAAACCTAATATGATTGAGGTTTGTAAAAAATTTGAACAATTCGTAGTTCTTCCTTATAAAGAATGTCAAAAAAGGTTAAAAGAAATCAATATTTATGAAGATGCCCATGAAGTAGTTCAGTTATTGAAAACTTATCCTAGCTTGAATCAAACTCTATTGTGGATGATTTATCGCAAAACACCTATTGGTTTCAAGGTGTATAATAAATTAATGAACATCTAATAGTTTTTAAGTGAAAGACAAATAAAAGTTTAGACCAATAGTGGTATAAAGGTAGCTCCTTTACTAGACTGAGGATTGTTATTAAGGAATACATTTAGTGCAGGTATACTGATTACTTTGCCTAAATTAATGGTTTCTTATAAGAGATTAGGATGTGTAAAGTTGACCGGTAAAATGAGTATCAGGCTCTTATTGGAGGCTTTAGCAACTAAATCTCCCTCTCTTAACTTTTTTATTTTTAATTATGAACAAGATTTCTCAAGTTGAGTTATATAAAACTCTTATTAAGCCTTTAGGAAGGAGTATAGAAGATCATCTTAAAGAAAACCCTGAGAAGCTTGTTGAATATTACATTTATCATTGGCTCCGATTTAAGGAAGCTTTTCCTGGAAAAAGTATTTTATCGTTGGTTGATACTGAAACAGTT